CACGCCATACCCCATGACACAACCACGGCGCACCACCTTGAACACCTTGCCATGCCTCATAGCTTTGCCCATGTCATGCCCACGAGACAAGATGACGCCAGCCAATGCACGGTATGCACCCGCCTCAGAGATGAAGATAGATTGATTACCCATGTTATTAATCCTTTCCGTGTGGAAGTATGAAGGCGTCACGCCCATGAAAGACACATTCTTGCTTTGCACGTTCCAAGTCACGACATGACATGACACACGTGCCCTTCACATAGATAGAATATTTCATCACACATTTCTCCTGCATAGACACATCACTAGGGCAACACACGCCGCCCTAGGTATTTGCCTACGTCACTCACACGGTTGCCTTGACCATGGCCTTGAGGTCAGCAATCATCGCCTCAGGCACAGCCGACTTGTCACCAACCTTGGCACGATCCTTCTCCATCTTCTTGATAAGGTTCTCAAGCAAGGTGCGAGGGTCAGCAATGGGCGTATAGTCAGCCTCAGGCTTAAACTCCCACCACCGGTTGTTGGTCAAATCTTTCACGTTAAGATGCTTGCCATCACGAATATCCTTGGGTACATACATAGCACCCTTGTTATCGCCATCTTCAACAAGCATCATGCCCATGAAAGTTTGTACCCATGCCTTGATGGCATTCTTGCGCACACCACCCAGCTTATCCTTGGACAACAGATGGTTGATATGCTTGGCAACCGGACGCACGTCACCTGAGGACGCCCACCGAGTGCAGATCGCAACCAATGTCTTGTGAATGTCAAGCTGAAGGCTGTCACCACGCGCATGAAGGCTGTCGATTGCCTTTGTGATTGCGGCCTCGTTGTTGACTTCGTGCAGTTTTGCGAAAGATACTTTTGTCATGTCATGTCTCCTGATAGACCCTATGAATACACTCCATGTGTACTCATATGGGCCTACCCTATGCGTTCCGGCTCGTCACACCGGACCACATAAGACAGACCTTTCCCGCATACGTCATGGGTGGCGTGTACGTGTTGGCATAAGACTTGCGTGACCCGTCAAGGAATACGCGCGTCACCCACACATAAGCCCGCCCATGATAAAGCGGTTGGATAGCACCGGCAATCGGCTCGGCCCTTTTTACTATCCCATGCCCTTCAAGGTACGTCGAGCGACTTACAGATGCACTCGAACGGTTTCTTCCCGAGACTTGTACCCTCGCACAATCTCACCTCAGGTTGAGCAACCTTTGTGCCACAAGATATTAGGGCACTATGCGCGGGTCTGATATTCTGACCCTATCGATCCGAACCCGTGTCCGTTTCGATGAATCAGTTATGGCATTTGGTGTTTTCTTCGTAAATAGCTATTTTTACTTTTTTGTAAGTAATTGAAAATAAACGATTTTCTTCGTGATAATTGTTACAAAACTATCTAAGTCTTTGAAATAATTGAATAAATCTATCTTTGATCTGATATAGAATCCCGCGCGTGTGTGTGACGCGTGTGTGTACGTGCGCGAGGCATGGGATCGAATCAGAGTCAATGGGGTAGTTTAACGATTGAACGATTAAATTTTAAGCTGTTTTGAAATAGTGAATAAAATCAATAGTTTAGGTATCAGATTCGCAAGTCTGGTTTTTATGACCCTAGGTGCCTGAAAAACACTAATGCGATTCTGGGGGCATTTTTGGGGGGTCTCTGGCGATATTCGCTGTTTGTTCTCATTCGTGAGAATTGTTACAAGTGTGTCATACTTGCGTGATTCGTGTTCTGGTTGAATGGTTATGTTATAACGTTTGGTCATTGTTTTTGGTATATGCCCCATTAATTGAACACCCGTTCATTTCAATTCTGTAAATGTGATCACATAACGGTATACAACGGTATACTGTAACGATTTCTACGGTATGCAACGGTATACCGAATGTGCCTTAGAGCCATACGGGCATGGGCCACGGGGGGGTACCTGGTACGTATATACCACCAATGACAGCGGGGGGAATTTTAGAGTTTGTAAAGTACTTTCTACTGTCTAAACCAAAGTTATAGGTATTATAATACCCCAAATAAACCAAAGTTTATGGGCCAAATTGGGGGTTCCTGCGTAAAAAGGTATTTTTATAGGGTATCTAGTGGTTTTTAGGGCTTCGTTCAGGAGTTCATTTTAGTGGTGTCAGGTAGGGTACCCTAGGAGAAGGTCGACTTGGCGCTGTAGGGTGCCTCTGAGAGCCTCTACGGGGCATTCTAGTTCTGGTGGAGGGTGGTTGTAAGTAAGAAAATTTAGGTATGGGTCTAGGTAAAGCTATTGTGTTTAAATTATTTTCAGAAAAGTTAAAATAAAGTCTTGACTTTTAACGCGAGGCGGGTATAATTATTATAACATAAGTATATACACTAGTACTTACGCAGGTACTAACTCGCGGTATATAACATTAGTACATTAGTACTAACCTGCGGTATATATCTAGTGGTATTACTTAAGTATCCTTAAGTATAACTATTATATAACTATTATATAACTAAAATAATACTTAAGTATACCTAATGTATATACATTAGTATTCTTATATAGGATAAAGATTTTAGATTTAAAGTACTAGATAATAATTTCTTCTTCATATCAATATCTTTCATCCATCAAATAAACCCACATGGGTGTCATCTTAAGATAAAACTAAAAAAACCCCCATGAACTACATTTGTAGCTTGACTTACTACTAGAAAAGGATATAACTAGGTTGTGGTTAAATATTATGAATCAGATAATGTGATTGAAGAGTTTTATAAGGCTCTTGCTGAACAAGATGAAGGCAAGCTACGTAGAGTACATATCCCAAGGTCAGATGTATTTTACGTGAGAGCAGCCATAGAAGCTGACACTGGCGTTAGGTATAGCTTAGGTCACGTAGAGCAAGCTATGTACCTTGAGGGTATGTTAGACAAGAAAGATATTTTTGAATGAATTTTAATTTTTCAAAAAGAAGTTTAAGAAATCTTAAGGGTGTTAATCCAGACCTTGTAGCGGTAGCTAACGAGGCTCTTCGTATTACTTCTAAAGATTTTATGGTTATTGATGGTCTTAGAACTATTCAAGAACAAAGACTCCTTTTTAAGAAAGGTAAGTCCCAAACACTTAAGTCAAGACACCTGACAGGACATGCAATTGATATTGCGCCATACCCTGTTTCTTGGGACTTTGATGATTTCTATCCGTTAGGTAATGCTTTTATTCAAGCCTGCAAGAATGTTGATGTGCCTCTTCGTTGGGGTGGTAACTGGCGGGCACATGACCTACGCGAATGGCAAGGTAGTGCTGAAGGATTGGTACAGAGCTACAAGGGCACTTTTTATGATCTTCCTCATTTTGAGTTGTCTTCGAGGTTCTACTAATGACTGACGAATGGCATCTCTCCAAGAGTGTACCTATCTCTTTCATCCTAGCAATTGTAGCTCAAACTATAGCTCTTATTTGGTTTGTTGCAACTCTTCGCAATGATGTAGATAACAATGCTAATCAACTACTTCGTCATGAAGTACGCATTGAAACAATTGAGGCTACTATCCAAAGTCAGGCTGTTCTGTTGGCTAGAATTGATGAAAACTTGAAAGCCATTAGAGATGCTATTGAGAGAAACCAAAAGAACCCTCATCAGTAAGAAAACTTACAAAAGAGAACTAGCTGTAGCACTTCTTATTTGGTTTGCTTATCTGGTTGAAACAAAGGATATAAACCTTGTCGAAGTTCTTGTTTGGCCTGTCTTCACGTACTCTGCTCTTGCTTTTGGTATTGATTGGTGGGGTAAGTCTAACGGGATGCAGCGGAACCCAAGCACTCAGTCTACTTACGGGGGGAGGTCCCAACGTAGCAGCGAATACCCAGATTGGGAAGAACAACCAACAGACCATTGGCACGTCGACCGTCATGGGAGACCAGAAGATAGTCCGGCCACAAGCTAGAGATATTAGACAGTCTCAAGATACCAACAAGGTACAAGCTGATAGAGTAGAGACTATAGTTGTGAATGAGTTACCTCCTTGGATAATACTCTTGGCTATCCTAGGTTGGCTACTACCCACACCAAGAGACATGATATTAGGTTTTATAAACATCTTTAGGAGGAAATAAAAACCATGAGAATCGATCCCAATTCCAGAACTGCCAAAAGAATGAAAGCCCTTTCAAAGAGTAAAGGAATGAAAAGCAGCATGTCACGCCGAAGCGGCGTAACCAAACCAACTAGTAAACCTTCAACTTTTATTCTTGATCCTAGTCGTCTGCCAGCAGACTATCGTCCCGCTCCGGGCGCAACCAAACCAACTGGTAAACCTGCACCTACTACCATTGGTCGTCCCGCTCCGGGCGCAACCAAACCGAAACAACCTACTGGTTTGCGTAAGCCCACAAGCAATCCTACAGGAGTAAAAAAAGTTTCCTACGCAAACCCGGCACTTACTAAACAAACCCAACCCAAGAAAAATGTAGCACGTACTGCTGCACGTAGGGCAAGCAATGCTACACGCAGAGCTAACCGTACCACAGGTCCCCGGAACATGAATCGTACGTAACAATGCCTTCAAGTAAAAACTACGTCAGAGATTATAAGCAGGAATACGCCACAGCTAAGAGGCGTAAAGAAGTAGCTGCAGGTTCTAATGGTGATAATGCCAAAAGAAAAGCTGCAAGACGAAAGCTACAATCTGCAGGTGTCAGTGTTAAAGGTAAAGACGTAGCACACAAGGACAACAACCCAAAGAATAATTCTATGAAAAATTTGGCAGTACAGTCCAAGAAGGCTAACAGATCGTTCTCAAGAAACAAGAAAGCAGGAAGAAAGTAATGAAGATTGGACTTATGGTTGGGGAAGCCCCCAAAGTAGACCCCAAAAACAAAAAACGTGCTGAAAAATACTGGATGTACGGAGATAGTCCTGCAGAGCTTGCTAAGGCTTGGGGTATTGATACTGAATGGGCGGAACTTAAGAAGTGCACTAATTGTGAATACTTCGACAACCGTAAGTCCACTCTCAAAGCAGTTAAAGCAGACGCCACTCAAGGCGCTTGTATGAAGTTTAACTTTGTGTGTAGTGGGGATCAATCTTGCCAAGCTTGGGACTGTGTTTCTGAGAAGTGGGAAGAGGGTGATGATTAAAAAAGATCCTAGACTTGCAAGAGCAGGTGTTTCAGGTTATAATAAACCTAAGCGTACACCCAACCACCCCAAAAAGTCTCATGTTGTTGTTGCTAAAGAAGGTGACAAAGTTAAAACAATTCGATTTGGTGAACAAGGCGCATCTACAGCAGGTAAACCTAAAGCAGGTGAGTCTGAGCGCATGAAAAAGAAACGTGCCTCCTTTAAGGCCAGACATTCAAAAAATATATCTAAAGGTAAAATGTCTGCTGCGTATTGGGCCGATAAGGTTAAGTGGTGAATAAAAATGCCAATGAGCAAAGCAGGAAAGAAAATGATGAATAACATGAAAAACCAATACGGAGACAAAAAAGGCAAACAAGTTTTCTATGCTATGGAGAACCAAGGTCGTGTACCCGGTATGGCTAAAGGTGGAATGGTTAAAGATTGCAAAGGTTATGGCAACGGTGGCCTAGTTAAATCCACAGGTAAACTTGATACTGGCATTAAGGGGTGCAAATAATGAAGGATCGTTATAAAGAAGGGGTAGACTTTAAATGGGTCCCCATGAGAGACAAAGACGGCGACATTATTAAAGATGGCAGAGGTGGAGCCGTTAAAACTCGTAAATTCTTTACCAAAGCTGAAAAAGAAGCTATGAAGTCTAAAGACAAACCTAAAGCTAAACCTAAGGCTTCAAGTTCTGCACCTGAGTCAACCCCCACAAGACCTCAGGCAAGACGTACTGAAGGTCAAATTCGTAGCTCTTCTGGCGGTCGTACCCGTTACACACCATCTGAGTTTACTAATGATGGTGGCCCTCGTCGTGGCGGCAGAAAACCTAAATCTAAAAGTGAAGCGCCTTCTGCAATGACAGAAGCGCCTACTTTGTCTGGCAACCAAACATCTTCCGGTGGCGCACCTATAAACAAGTCCAGCCCAGATTCAAATATTAGTGCTGGTTATGGGTCTCTTGCAAACGCAGCAAACAGAATGAAGTTTTATGAAGTATCTAAAGCAGATAAAACTATTAATGGTGTCTCTTTTGATGAGTGGAAAAAACTAACAAGAGCACAACGAGTAGTAAAAAACTTGCCACTTACTAATCAAGAGTTTATGCGAGCAATGCGTTTGAAAGGTGCAGAACTAGAAACCTCCGCTCCTTCCGTGTCTACTGGTTCTCGTGGAAGAAAACAAAAAAGACCATCCAGTAATTATACACAAGAAGAACTAGACAGCCGTTCAGGTGGCAGAAGAACAGGAATGTCTAAAGGCGGTATGGTTAAATCTGGCAACAAAGACTACAAAAAGTCTGGTATGTTCTACAAGTCTGCTTCTCCCCGAGGTTACAAGTGAAAAACTACAGAGAAAAATCTGTAATTATTAGTTGCACAACAGATGCACAAAGGGAAACTCTTTATGAGTGCCCTGCAAACTGTCGTGCAAAAGTTCCTCTTGTTTTTATTACTAATGCTAATGGAACTGTGTCTATCACTTTTGAATGGTATAGAGCAGCAGATACAACTCACTATTATATTATCAGTGGAAAAAATCTAAGCGCTGGAGAGTTTATTCAGCTTTCTGATGGGTATATTGTGCTTGAGCCGGGGGACAAACTTGAAGTAACTCCTACAGGTTCTACACCAGTTGTAGACGCTCTTTGCACTGTTGAAGAAATATTTATTCCTGTAGGTGGTGCATAATGGGACGCACTAATGAAGCCCTGTGGAAACGTACTGTGTCTCGCATTAAAGCTGGCTCTAAGGGTGGTAAAGCAGGACAATGGTCAGCTAGAAAAGCTCAGTTAGCTACAAAAGCATATAAAGATGCTGGAGGAAGTTACTCTGGTACAAAGACTAAAGCTCAAAAATCTTTAAGCAAGTGGACAAAAGAAGACTGGGGAACTAAATCCGGAAAACCTAGTACTCAGGGTAAAGATGCTACTGGTGAACGTTATCTTCCCAAAAAAGCTAGAGAATCTTTGTCTAAAAAAGAGTATGCTAAAACCTCCGCAAAGAAACGTAAAGACACTAGGGCAGGCAAACAATTCTCTAAACAACCAAAAACAATTGCAAAGAAAACCGCAAGGTATAGGAAGTAAAATGGCTAAAACAGAAAAACAACAAGCATTTCTTGATGCACTCTTTAACGAGGCAAGAGGTGACCTGTATCAAGCCAAAAAAATTGCAGGTTATTCTCCAACAACACCCATGAGTGTTATTATTGGGCCTCTTGCAGAAGAAGTTACAGAACTTACACGTAAGCACATTGCTACTTATGGCGCAAAAGCAATGTTTTCTATTGCAGATGTTATGGAACGTCCTACTGATCTTGGTAATAAGGAAAAACTTGCTGCAGCTAAAGACTTTCTTGACCGTTCTGGACTAAAAGGCGCAGATAGAGTTGAGGTTAAGTCAGAGTCCCCTTTATTTATTTTGCCTTCTAAGGAAGAAAATGAGTAAAAAAAGCTTGAAGATACCTGCACCTCTGTGTTATAATGAGGAATATGAATACTTTCCTCTTGTTCGTGTAAGTAGAATTATTCCTTTTGGTTATGAAGAAGACCCTAACGATCCTGATATTCTTCTGCCTATTGTAGAAGACTTAGAACTTCTTGAACAAGCAAAAGTGCATTTGAAGCAATATAGCCTTAGAGACGTTGCTGCTTGGTTGTCTGAAAATGCCTCAAGAAGTATCTCACACATGGGTTTAAAAAATAGGATTGAAATTGAGCAACGAAAACATAGAGAAGGCCTCAATCAACGCCAGCTCATTGAGCAGCTTAAGAAAGCGATCCACAAGGCCGAAAAAATCGAAAAAAGCTATCTCGGAAAAAGAAGAAAAACTTCCCGCGAAAGCCAAGACGCCTGATCTAATCGTAGAAGAAGCACAAGAAAAACTTCAAGAAGTTGCTAAAGAACGAAAGATCATCTTTCAACCTAACCCCGGACCACAAACTAATTTTCTAGCCGCAAGTGAGCAAGAAGTTCTTTATGGTGGCTCTGCTGGAGGAGGTAAATCTTATGCAATGGTTGCAGACCCTATTCGTTACGTTAACTCTGCAGGGTCTCGTAAGTTGTTGTTGCGTAGGACAACAGAAGAACTAAGGGAGCTTATTGGGGTATCTAAGATGTTATACCCAGAAGCAGTACCCGGAGCTAAGTTTCTAGAACGAGACAAAACTTGGGTATTTCCTTCTGGCGCTACTCTCTGGATGTCTTATCTTGATAGAGATGATGACGTAACTCGATACCAAGGTCAGGCGTATAACTGGATTGGTTTTGACGAACTTACTCAGTGGGCAAGTCCTTACGCTTGGAACTACATGCGTTCTCGTCTACGTAGTGCAGATAGAAATTTGCCTTTGTACATGAGGGCAACAACTAACCCCGGAGGTTCAGGGCATCAGTGGGTTAAGAAAATGTTTATTGACCCTTCTCCTGCAGGTAAAGCTTTCTGGGCAACTGACGAGTTTGGAGAAACAATTACGTGGCCTAAAGGGCATTCACGAGAAGGTGAACCTCTTTTTAAGCGTAGATTTATTCCCGCTACTTTGTTTGATAACCCTTATCTTGCTGATGATGGAATGTATGAAGCTAACCTTCTTTCATTGCCTGAACATCAACGCAGACAACTTCTTGAGGGTGATTGGGATATTAACGAAGGTGCAGCATTCCCAGAGTTTAACCGTAAAGTTCATGTAATTGAACCTTTTGATATTCCCTCAAGCTGGCCTCGTTTTAGAGCATGTGATTACGGATATGGTTCTTACTCTGGTGTTCTTTGGTTTGCTGTAGCCCCCGATGAGCAGCTTATTGTTTACAGGGAACTATATGTTTCTAAAGTTCTTGCTACAGACCTAGCAGACATGGTGCTTGAAGCAGAGTCAGAAGAAAAAGTACGATATGGTGTTCTTGACTCTTCTCTTTGGCACAGACGTGGTGATACAGGGCCTAGCCTAGCAGAAACAATGATTCGTAAAGGTTGTCGTTGGAGGCCCTCTGATCGTTCTGCTGGTTCACGTGTAGCAGGTAAGAATGAAATACATAGAAGGCTTCAGCTAGATGACTTTACTGAAGAACCTCGTATGGTTATTTTTAATACTTGCAAGGCTTTGATTGAACAACTTCCTTCACTTCCTCTTGATAAAAATAATCCAGAGGATGTAGACACTAAATCTGAAGATCACCTCTACGATGCCCTTCGCTACGGTCTAATGTCCAGACCTAAAACAGGGCTTTTTGATTACGATAACTGGGCGGGTAAAAAACAATACCAACCCGCAGATAACAAATTTGGATACTGAGGAACCTCATGAACGAAGAACTTACATTTGACTCTGAAGATATGGCTTCTATTGAAGACACTTCCGGAGAAATGCCTACAGATAAACCTGCAGGACGTATTGTTAGCTATGTTCAGGAGCGTTTTTCAAAAGCAGAAACTGCAAGAGAAACTGAAGAGCGCCGTTGGCTTCAAGCTTACCGCAACTATCGTGGTATTTATGGCCCTGATGTTCAATTTACTTCCACAGAAAAATCTCGTGTTTTTGTTAAAGTAACAAAGACTAAAGTTCTTGCTGCCTATGGACAGATTGCAGAAGTTCTTCTTGGTAATAATAAGTTTCCCATTACCATCAATCCAACAGTACTTCCTGATGGCGTAGCTGAGTCTGTTTATGTAGAATCAAACGATCAGTTTCTTGAAGCTGAAGAAAAAGTTTTAGGTGGTCCAGACACTAAACTTCGACCCGGAGAAACTCTTCGTGATCTTCGTGAACGTCTTGGTCCCCTTACTGAAAAGCTTAAAGACGTTGATGTACGCGAAGGACCCGGAACACTTCAAAGCCAAATTACTTTCTCCCCTGCACTTATTGCTGCAAAAAAGATGGAGAAAAAGATTCATGACCAACTAGACGAATCTCAAGCGAACAAGCATTTGCGTGCTGCTGCATTTGAGTGTGCTTTGTTTGGTACTGGTATCATGAAGGGGCCGTTTGCAATTGATAAAGAATACCCCAATTGGGATGAAGATGGTAACTACAATCCCACAATAAAAACTATCCCATCTACTTCTAATGTTTCTATTTGGAATTTTTATCCTGATCCAGATGCGCATAATATGGAAGAAGCCGAGTACGTAGTTGAAAGACATAAAATGTCACGTAATCAGCTTCGTAACCTTAAAAAGCGTCCTTATTTCCGTGAAAACGAAATTGATGTTGCCATTACAATGGGTGAGTCCTACACTAAAGAGTGGTGGGAACAAGAAATGGAAGATGATGCAGAGGAGGTTCGTACAGAACGTTACGAGGTCCTTGAGTTTTGGGGTAATGTAGACCGTACTATTCTTGAAGATCATGATGTAGCTATCCCAAGAGAACTTCGCAGAAAAGACTCTCTTAGTGTCAATATTTGGGTTTGTAATGGTCGTGTACTTAGACTTGTTATGAATCCATTTACTCCTGCGATTATCCCCTACTACGCAGTCCCTTATGAAATGAACCCTTACAGCATGTTTGGTGTTGGTGTTGCTGAAAATATGGATGACACCCAAACACTTATGAATGGGTTTATGCGTATGGCAGTAGATAACGCTGCTCTTAGTGGTAACCTTGTATTTGAAGTTGATGCAAACAATCTTGAGCCGGGACAAGACCTAGAAATTTATCCGGGTAAAGTTTTCCGAAGAGAAGCAGGTGCTCCGGGACAAGCTATCTTTGGCACTAAGTTCCCCAACGTCTCCAATGAAAATATGCAGATGTTTGATAAGGCCCGAGTGCTTGCGGATGAGTCTACAGGATTCCCCTCTTTTGCTCATGGTCAAACTGGTGTAAGCGGAGTAGGACGCACAGCTTCAGGTATCTCTATGTTGATGTCTGCTGCTAACGGCTCTATCCGTAATGTAGTTAAAAACGTAGACGATTATCTTCTTGCGCCTCTAGGTCGAGCACTATTTGCTTTCAACATGCAGTTTGATTTCGATCCGGAAATTAAGGGTGATCTAGAAGTTAAAGCAGAAGGCACTCAAAGTCTTATGGCTAATGAAGTACGTAGCCAGCGTCTTATGCAGTTCCTTGGTGTTGTTCAGAATCCTGCCCTTGCTCCCTTCGCACGTCTTGACTACATTGTCCGTGAGATTGCATCTTCTATGGACCTTGATCCTGATAAAGTTGCTAATAGTATGCAAGAAGCAGCCCTTCAGGCAGAAGTACTTAAGAAGTTCCAAGAGATGAATCCACCAGCACCTCAACCTCAAGGTGCCCCCGGACAGGCCCCAGCAGCCCCTCCAGCAGGCGCACAAGCGCAAGACACTCAAGGTAGTGGTGGGGGTACCATAGGAACAGGGTCGGCACCTCCTCCGGGCGCTCCGGGCTTCTCAGGCAATACTGGTGAAGGAGCTATGGAGTGAGTTTGAAGCAACTAGTTAATAACTCTGAACTGTGGGTTTCTTTTCTTTCAGAGATAGATGATCGAATTAGAGTAGTTCAAAAACAAATGTCTACTGCTGAGGAACCAAAAGATTTGTATCGGTGTCAAGGTGAATTGAAACAACTTAATAGCTTGAAAAGACTAAGGGATAAAGTAAACAATGGCTAATCTTGGTATTGAATCCGTACCTTTTTTTAACAGACCTCAAAGTTCTGGACCTAAAGACAGATTTATTGGTATAGATGAAGCAGGTAATTTTGTTTTTAAAACTGTTCTTGGTCAAGTCTACACCATTAAACCTGCAGCAGATCAACGTACCACAAGAACAAAAATTGAAGAAGACGTAGTACCTGCTGTTAAAGAGTATATTAAAGACCCAAGCCTTCCTTCTGCAGAGGAAATGAAACAATTTGGTGTTGATACTGTAACTGGTGCATATGAAAGTGTTAGTGATGCTGTAAGAGGTATGGGTACCTACGGTGATGCGTTTAGTGTTGCTGGAGCTACTGCCGTACCTCGTCTGCCAAAAACAAAAGGAACTTCTACTGACCCACTAACTGCAGACGAATTCTTTGAGTTTTATTCTCCTTCAAAAGAGTCTCTTAAAAAAGAGGCAGACTTGATGATGGGACCTGAAAAAAATCCGGATTCTGATTTATATGAGCAAACCTCTTTTGTAGCAGATTTTGCTTTTGAAGATGTACCTTCTTACATTAAATTTGACACACTAGAAGATGCAGTTGACAGTTTTAAGTCTGAATTTAACGACTCTATACAAAAATATGGACCTGAGTCAACTACTGGAAAAACAGCGCAAGCAAAACTAAAAGCACTTGAAGTGCTTGGAGAAGACTTTTTTATACAGGCATCTAATAATCTTCCGCACTGGGAGTCTAAAGATTATGATAAATTTACAGAAAATTTCTTTAAAAAAGTAGAAGAAAATGGACTCGATAAGTACGCAAGCTTTCAACTTTTGAATGATTTAGATAACATTAGTCAAGACATCTACGGAATAAAAATAAGCCCGCTACTAGATGAAATGACAGAAAAGCCTCTACCCTATAAACAAAAAATTGGTAAAAGAGTATTTGGTGGAAAAGAAAGACCCTCAGATAAAAGAGCAGAAGCCTTAGGTTTTAAGGATACCGTATACCACACATCAAATGCACCAGAAGAATTTACTGTGTTTGATATGGATAGTGACTTAGGTCCGTTTAGTTTTAGGGCTGCACAAGATTTGTTAGGTGTGCACGTTGGTACTGCTCGTGCAGCAGCGGAACGTAATCTTGTACCATCAGATAAACAAAAAAACCCTACAGGTTTTACTATGGAACTTAGGGCAAGGACAACTAAACCACTGACTCCAGAAGCAGTAGAAAAAGACTTTAATTTTGAAGTACCAAAAGGCATAGGATTATTTGACTCAGACGGCAATTTTACTGAAAAAGGTTTAAATTATCTCATTAATAGGCATCACGATAACATGTTTAAAGGTACTGTAACAAGTTTACCTGATAACAGTTCTCATATAGCCGCAAGAGATTTTAGTAGGGAACTCTCAAAAAAAGGTTATACGCATATTCCTTATATCAATGATATTGAAGACCCGGGATCAACAAGTTTTGTTATGCTGGTAAATAGGCCTAAAACTGATCCAGCAGTACTTAGAGATGTTAGAGCTAAATTTGACCCGGATAAAATAACAGACCCAGACCTTAGATTTGCAGAGGGCGGAACAGTGACTAATAGTAAATCTCGCAGAAATTCACGGACTAGAAATCGCGATAAGCTTAATGCGATAGACCAAATAAAAACTTTTTACAAGGCAGCTACAACTGTACCTGCAAAAGAATTTTTGCAAGATATTTTTGTCCCTACAATGGGCAGGGTTATTACGGAAGACACGTTTTCAAAAGAAACTCTAGATGTTCTTAGGCAAATGGTTGTCGATCAAGGATTAAAACCCGGAGATTTTCATAGGTTTACTTACACGGACTATGATAGATATAACACAACTCTTTCTCCTTTATTTACTACATATGGTGGAGAAAAAGTACACGAAAATCTTATTGAAAAAGTTGCTAATCTAACTCCAGCAGATCAAGCTAAAATGACTCTTGGGGAAATTTTAGTTGTTGTTGATAAAGATGGGATTGCTACGATAAAAGATAGGTACAACTTTAATAATTGGGCCGACTATAGCGCTGAACCCTACAGGGATAGTTCTGGTAATCTTCAATATCCTACTTATACACCGGAAGAGTTTGAAAAGCTCGGGCTTTCTTTTGCTGATGCAGCAGAAATTACTTTTAAATATGGCCCAAGTGAGTACCAAAAGTTAAGAAACTTTGGTTTTTTGCTCGGTTCTAGGGATTATAAAGATGATTCAAAAGACGAAGGTAAAAAAGTTGAAATTGATCTAGGCGCGGTAACAGAACCAACAGGTCTTGCTGTTAAAAAGTCAAAAAGACCACGTGCTCGTGTTAAAGATAGAATTACATTAGACCTTAGTCGTGAAGCACCTACAGAAAATTCTCTATTAACTTATTTGGAAAAAGCACCAAAAAGAAAACTAGCACCTGAAAAGTCTATTCGTCCTCAAGAACGACCTAGGGATGAAACAGCAGAACTTTTTGGTGAAGTGTCAGAATACCTAGACGAACTTCCTGAAAGAAAACTAGCACCAGAAACTTCTGTAAGACCTCAAGTAAGACCTAGGGATGAAACTGCAGAACTTTTTGGAGAAGTATCTCAGTATCTTGACACTTTGCCTGAAAGAGAGCTAGCACCAAAAACTTCGGTAAGACCTCAAGCAAGACAAACAAAAACTGTTGAAGCACCTTCTGCGGAATCTAATTCTGTAGACACAGATAGCATGTCTTTTGGTGATGCCTTTAAATACTACACAGATAGTACAGATCAAGACGTATTTGAATGGCGGGGTAAAAAATACAAAACAGAAAGAAAGTTTTCACAAGGTGGAGCAGTGGAGAAACAAATGAACAGACTATATCAAGAAGGTGGCCTTACGGACGATGGTGCTCGTGTAGAGCCAGTTACAGGCAATGTAGTACCTCCGGGCAGTATGCAGCAAGAAGTGCGCGACAATGTAGATGCTAAACTCTCAGAGGGTGAATATGTCGTACCTGCTGATGTAGTTCGTTATTACGGAGTTCGTTTCTTTGAAGACCTTCGTTCAAAAGCTAAAGAAGGGTTTTCTCGTATGGAAGCTGAAGGTCGTATTGGCGGGGAACCTGTAAATTCTCAAGGTGTTCCCGTGGAAGATGACGAGCTGACCCCTGAAGAAATGCAAATGCTTGCTGAAGCTCTTGGTCAAGCCCCTACAGGAATGGCTATGGGTGGTATGGTTGAACCTGTCTACAATCCGTATGAACAACAACAAGTTCAATACACAAACCCAAATCCTCAAATGCCTGTTGGTATGCGTGAAGGTGGTTTTGCACTAGCCAATCAACAAACAACCCAACCTCAAAATCAACAAACAACCCAACCTCAAAATCAACAAACTTCCACTTTTAACCCTGCTCAGTGGACACTAGGTAACACCCAAAGTCTGGGGGATGTTCGAGAGTTTAGAGAATATATCAATATCCAAACCGGTGAAACTCGTTTTATCAGTTTTGTTAACGGTCAACCTGTTGGAGCTATACCCTCTGGTTTTGTGCCTAAAACGCCAGAAACAGTAGAACAAGCAAACAACAAAAAAGTAGAGACTAAAACAGAAGGCACAGAAACACCAGTATGGATGGATGACTCTGAAAGTGAACAACGTAGAGCAGAACAAGAAGGACAAACTAAGTCCGGTCCAAGCAGGTGGGCTAGAGAAAATTACGAAGATATTGTAAAAGATCCTATTTCTTTCGGTCTTGGTGAGTTAGAAAAGTCTAAAATAGGAACCTTTGCAGAGAAAAATGCAGCAAGACTTGGTGCTACTTTTGGGGGACTTCCGGGTTTGGTTCTTGGTGGAGGTTCGGGAGTTTACTCGGAACTTCGTCCTTTGGCTGAAGCCAGAGCAGCACTTGGATTAGCAGAAATACAAGGGGTAGCTCAGGAGCAAATTGATAGACTAAAAGCTGGGATTGCAGAAGCTGAAAAAGGTTTAAGCAATGCCTCAAGAATTGTTAATAATTTGGGTCTAGCTTCAGGAAAGAATCTGCTGGATGATTTGGTTGAGCTTAGTAATGCTAGTAAGCCAAGCGTACCAAGTAGTACAGGTAGATCAAGTAGCACAGGTAGATCAAGTGGCTCAAGTACACAAAATAAAGTTAACATTAGTTACGACCCTAGTTACACTCGTGATGAGAGTGATAGTGAAGAAATAAGAGCAGCCAGTAGGGCCTCAGAACTTTCTGGAAGTAAAGACGTAACCATCTCTACTGATTCTACAGGAGTAACTCGTGCAACTTCTGGTAGGGCATCTGTAACTGTTGGAAGTTCGGCACCTAAAACAATTACAGTTAGCCCGCCAACAAGTCCTGATAGGTCTTCTGCAACTAATGCAACTGATTCAAGAGGGAGAACGGCAGGAGACGAAGGTTTTGGCAGTGAAGGTTGGAATGAAGGCGGTCTAGTTGCAAAACCCTCAAGTTATAAAAGTAAAGTTACCCGTAAAAATGAAAATAAACGTCGTGGTCTAGGTTCAAAGTAACGTAGTACAATGGCTACCCAGCTAGTTAGTCTAGCAGGCCCCAACAAAGGAGAATAGTTATGGCCCAAGATAAAGTATATGTAGATTCAAATTACCGGCGCTCTAAAAATCAAGCTCGTATTGAGAAAGAAGAAAAAGAACTAGAAGCTTTGATTAATAAATCCTCTGAAGAAGTGGAGGAAGAAATTCAAGAAGAAGAGGCGCAAGAACAGCCAAAAGAAGCTGAGTCTGAAGACAAAGAACTAAACGCAGAAGAAAAAACTTTTAAGAAGCGTTATGGTGATCTTCGTCGTCATATGGCTGAAAAAGAAAAAGAGTGGGAAAAGCGATTTGCTGCACTAGAAAACGCAAAGAAAACTTCTGAGATTGTTCCGCCTAAATCTGATGAAGATATTGAAGCTTGGGCTAGAAAGTATCCTGATGTAGCCAGTATTGTACACACAATTGCTGAAAAGAAAGCTAAAGAACTTTTTTCAAAAACAGAAAGTCGTCTGAGAGAGTTTGATGAAGTTCAGTATGAAGCACAACGTACTAAAGCAGAAACACAAATTCGCAAAGCACATGAGGATTTTGATGAGCTAAGAGCTTCTGATGAATTCCATAACTGGGCAGAAGAACAACCTAAATGGGTACAAGACGCACTTTATGAAAATTCAGATGATCCAGCTTCTGTAATTCGTGTTATTGATCTTTATAAGGTAGACAATGGACTTACACCAAGCGCAAAAAAGGCTAAGTCGAAAGATGCTGCAAAGTCTATTCGTACTTCTTCTACCCCAAAAGTAAATACAAATAACAATGGAAAGATTTTTAAAGAGTCTCAAATTGCTAAAATGTCTGATAAAGAATTTGAAGCTAACTGGGATGCCATTCAAGCTGCACAAGCCTCAGGGAATTTTGTGTATGATATGTCTGGTGGAGCACGTTAATTTTAAATTAAACCTTGACAATTAAGACTTTTTTAATATAACTTAGATTGTCTAAGGATAATATGTAGGTCAGCCCCTTTATGGACAACCTGACCTACAAAACCAAAGCCTACAGCACAATAAGACTAACCTGAATAAGTATAGGCCCGTTTTAGTAATCTCTGGCCGGAGTGACCTAAAACGCACCCTAGAAAGTACAGCCTCTTAGACGTGGTGTTTAGCTTTAACAAAGCCAAATATCATAGGAGGATTATAAAATGGCTTTTAATACCGCAAGCGGTTACGGCAACCTTCCTAATGGAAATTTTAGTTCCGTAATCTATTCCAAGAAGGTACAACTTGCCTTCCGTAAATCGACCGTTGTTGGTGACATCACTAACTCGGATTATTTTGGTGAAATTGCTGCTCAAGGTGACACAGTTCGTATCATCAAAGAGCCGGAAATTTCCGTAAGCCCCTACGCACGTGGTACTCAGATTCAAGCACAAGACCTTGATGACGAAGACTTCTCGCTGGTTATCGACAAAGCTAACTATTTTGCTTTCAAAACAGATGACATTGAAGAAGCTCACAGCCACGTTAACTTCATGGACCTTGCAACCAACCGTGCGGCTTACCGCTTGGCTGACCAGCATGACCAAGAAGTTCTGGGCTATCTGTCTGGTTACAAGCAATCCGCAACTCATGCAAATGCTGACACTGTTAACGACCAAGTTAATGGCACTAAAGCTGTAGACACTGCAGGTTCTGACGAACTTCTGTCGAGCATGAAGCTTAAGAAGGGTGATTTTGGTAACATCACGACTGCATCTGCTGGTGATCACTCGATCCCTGTTGCTGCACGTCTTCCGGGTGCTACTGCTCTTCCGACTGACTATGTTTCTCCGGTGATGCTCATCAACCGTATGGGTCGTCTTCTGGATCAACAGAACGTTGATAAAGCTGGTCGTTGGATTGTTATTGATCCGGTAATGATGGAAATCCTGCAGGACGAAGACTCGCGCTTCCTGAATGCAGACTTCGGTGATTCGGGTGCTCTCCGTAACGGCCTCGTGCTGAACAACTGGAACGGCTTCCGTGTTTATGTCTCTAACAACCTGCCTTCGGTTGGTACTGGCGCAGCTACCACTGGTACTGCTAACCAGAACGCTAACTATGGTGTGATTGTTGGTGGTCATGATTCCGCTGTTGCTACGGCTGAACAGATCAACAAGACAGAGACGTACCGTGATCCTGACAGCTTCGCAGATATTGTTCGTGGTATGCACCTCTATGGCCGTAAGATTCTGCGTCCTGAGGCTCTTGTCACTGCAAAATATAACCTCGCTTAAGCTGAGATAGAAAGGATTAAATCATGGCTACCGTAAGCTCTCTCGCAAAAGCCGTTGGTGGTAAGGGTAACCCCGGTCGTAAGCCGTATTTCGTTGAGGTTGAAATTGACCTCGCGGCTGCAGCTACGGCAAAGGGTTCTGCTCTTGCAGCTAACGACATCATCCAAGCAATTACTGTTGGTACTAACACCGCAGTAATGTTTGCAGGTATGGAAATCACTGCTGCTCCGGCTGGTGGTACTTCCTGTACTGCAGACCTTGGTATCACAGGTGGTGACGTTGACGCATTTGTTGACGGTTTCACCATCACTGGTGGTTCGGCTGGTGATTATGCCACTTTGGCAAACACTGCTGCTCCCATCATCGTAACTACCTCGGACACTATTGATGTGCTTCTGCTTGGTACTACACCGGATACTTCTGGTAAGATTCGCGTTTTTGCGTATCTGATGGATGTTGACAGTGTTGGTACAAGCCGTGCTGCTGATGAAGTTGTTCGTGACGTTCTTGCGTAACTAACTTAGGGGACTGCCTCAGGGTGGTCCCCACTTACCCTAAGGATTTTTAAATGGCAACCTTCACTAAAGTAAACGATTTTGTGGCTAATGCTGTCCACAATATGGACCTTGAGTCTGATCAAATCGTTATTGCGCTTTCAAACACTGCTCCGGGTGCTGAAACAAGTGACCCTACAGCGGATGGTAATGGTGTTTTGGCTAATGTGACTGAAGCCACTTACACTAACCTTTCTTCTCGTAATGTTACAACTACTAGCTCAAGCCAAACTTCTGGCGTATATAAGTTGGTGCTTGCTGATCTTACACTTACTTCTACTGGTGGTTCTACGGGACCTTTCAGATATATTTATATCTACAATGATACAGTGACTACCCCTGCTGATCCTTTGATTGGTTATTATGACTATGGCTCCAGCCTGACTTTGAATAATGGTGACTCTCTCACTATTGATTTCTCTGAAGCTAATGGCGTCCTTCAAATTACTTAAGGTTTTTTATTCATGGTCAAACTCGTCAACCGCGCTAAGATGTCTACTGCCACTACTGGCACGGGAAGCCCAATCACGCTTGGCTCTGCTGAGAGCGGCTATCAGTCATTCGCTGATGCTGGCGTGGCTGACGGGGATACCGTGCGTTACGTCATCGAGGACGGTACGGCTTGGGAGATTGGAACAGGCATCTACACGGCGTCTGGAACCACTCTAAGCCGTACTGTTACGGAAAGCAGCAACTCGGACGCAGCGATTAACCTTTCTGGGTCTGCTGTTGTGTTTGTGGCGGCAACTGCGGCGGATTTAGGCAAGTCGGCGGATGGCGGCGTGGCTTCGTCTGTTTACACTGCGGTACAATTTATAGACGGAGGTTCAGCAAGTGGCTGACATTATTCAAATTCGGCGTGATACGGCTGCAAACTGGACAAGCGAAAACCCGATTTTGGCCCAAGGTGAGATGGGCTATGAAACTGATACGGGCAAACTGAAGTTTGGTGACGGTTCTACGGCTTGGTCCAGTCTTTCGTATTACTCTGCTGGCACGGCTTTTTTATCTGACACCAACCCTGTCATCACGGCAGGAACCATCACAGAAGATGTCTATGCCCTGAGCGGTACAAGCGTTGCCTTGGAGCCTGACAATGGTTCCATCCAAACTCACACGCTGACTGGCAATACCACTTATACTGACGGGTTCTCTGCTGGTCAGGCGATCACGTTGATGGTTGATGACGGTACTGCGTACACAATTGACTGGAGCGGGATGAGTGTAACTTGGGTGAACAATGGCGGCTCTGCACCTACGCTGGCGACTTCTGGCTATACGGTCATTGCGATCTGGAAAGTCAGCACAACGCTCTACGGCGCACTCGTTGGGGACGGTTCCTGATGTTGTGGCATAAGGTTCAAGGCGCTGGTGGGACCATTGGCGGTGGCGGCGCAATTGAATTTATAGATTATCTTGGGTTTGATGATAGTGCTGGCGACACAACTGTAACTTTCCCTGCTGGGGTTCAAAACGGAGATTTAGTAATACTCCTTGCTGCTTCTGACTCTGGTTACACATACCCAACCCCTCCATCTCCTTTTACTGAAATTTGGTCTTGCGATCAAAGTAATGCCCAGTCCGTCGCCGTCCATTCGCAGATGTCATACGGCTTCTATAATTCTGCAACATGGCCCTCAAGTGTTGTAGTCACGGGCGCTTCAGGATCGTCCGGCGCGGTTGTTGCGGTTTATAGAAATGTATCGACGATAACCTCTCAGACCTCAAACGGGCAGCTTCAGGTGGTATCTGCGGGTCCAACTGTATCATTTAACTCCAGCACGCTCTCTTCTGACGGTAGAGTTTTGTGTGCCGTTGCAATAGATGACGATATACCCAGCGCCGCATCGCAAACTGGATACACCGCAGACGCTGTTGATTTTGTAGGCTCAGGTGCTGGCAATGGGTGCGGTATTGTTCTGACCTTGTCCGACAGCACTATATCTTCTGGGTCATACACACCACCAAACGTCAGCATAACAGGCGTTAGCAATGAAACAATTAACTCTATGTATTTACTGCTCACCTAACCGGAGAAACCAATGCACTTGAAACTGACAAACGGCCAGCCTGAGATTTACACAATCGGGCAACTGCGTCGTGATAACCCGAACACCTCTTTCCCCAAGAACATCCCTGATGAACGCTTGGCGGAATATGACGTTTATCCGGTGACAGTGCTGGATCGACCAACCACTGAGACTTGGCAACGTGCGACACGCAATGACCTGCCAACGCTTGTTGATGGCGTCTGGACGCTTGGTTGGGCAGTGGTAGACATTCCGGCAACTGCTGAGATGGTCAAGACCGAAGCTGGTCGCCGCATTGTTGCCATCTGTCCTGAATGGAAGCAACGAAACTTGACGGCTCAAGCAGCGCAACTTGCCAAGAAGGGTCAAGCAAATTGGACGCCAGAAGAACAAGCCGCATGGGACGCTGGTGAGGCTCTCTGGAACCAGATTGCAGCTATCCGGGCCAAGTCTGATTTGCTTGAGGCAATGGACCCTATCCCGGTTGATTATACTCTGGACACATACTGGACCTAACAGATGCTTGGCTTCTCCCCATTAGCTGCCACAACCCTAGCGGATGATGGGGCTGTAGGAGTAACTCTTGTAGCTGACCAAGGTTCTTTCAACCTATCTGGTCAAGATTTAGTATTAAATGTTTCTCTTTTAAGTCAGTTTGATGCAGGTTCTTTTAGCCTATCTGGTCAAGATTTAGTATTAAATGTTTCTGTTTTAAGTCAGTTTGATGCAGGTTCTTTTAGCCTATCTGGACAAGATTTAGTATTAACTGCTTCTTTTTTAAGTCAGTTTGATGCAGGTTCTTTTAGCCTGTCTGGACAAGATGTAACTTTAACCTTTGCTAAAAACTTTATTGCTGATCAAGGTTCATTTAGTTTATCTGGTCAGGACGTTGGACTAACAACTTCAAAAAATATTGTAGCTGATCAAGGTTCATTTAGTTTATCTGGTCAGGACGTTGGACTAACAACTTCAAAA